AGCACTTGAAGTTTTTAATTCTTGTAACCCATATTCAGGTATTACTTGTCCTAATACATCTTTACCTACTATACAATCAGAATTAGTTTTAGTAGTCGTTGGTTCTAATCCTTCTCCTTATGATGTTATAATTAATCGTAATGGTGTTGTATGGGCAACTTTTACTAATCAAACAGGAAATTCAACATTTGATAGGTCAAATTTTCCTTCACAAATGGATGAAGGTTCCTATACAATTACTATACAAGTAACTTCATTAATAACATTTTCAAGTATAACTTGGAATTTAGCAGGTATATTCAATGGTACACCTTGGACTAATCAATATATATTAGCACCAACAGGTGGTTTTCCTGCAGCAGCAACATTTGAATTTATAATACAACAACAAATACCAGATATTAAAATAATAGACTTTTTAACAGGAATTTTTAAAATGTTTAATCTTACAGCATATTATGTTAGTGATGCTCAAGACGCTGATTATAATAAAATTAGAGTTCAAAGATTGTCTGAGTTTTATGCACAAGGAACAACTTATAATATAAGTGAATTTGTAAACACAAATAAAAGTCAAGTAAATATAGCTTTACCATATAAAGAAATTGATTTTAGTTATGAAGGAACAGGAACATTATTTGCATTACAATATGAACAATTAGTTGGTAAAAAATGGGGTGCAGAACAATTTATAGGAAATGAAGCAATAGGGAATAATTTTACAGGTCCTAATCCTACTTATAAGGTTCTTGTTCCATTTGAACATATGCAGTTTGAAAGATTAATAGATAATTCAGCGACTGTAAGTTTTCCAAATAATATAACTACAATACAATGGGGTTATTTTGTTGATGATAATATTGATGCTTATATAGGAAAACCTTTATTATTTTATCCAATATTACAAAGTGGTAGTGATGTTACGCCAATTCAATTTTTAAATAATTTAGAAAACAATTCTTCTTCTGTTACACCATTAACAAGTTATTTTATACCAAGTAATAGTTTAAGTACTTCTTCTGCAACAAGTAAGATTAATATTAATTTTTTCCCTGAATCTAACGAATATGGTTCTCAATCAAATCCTGCTGATGATGATTTTACTGAAACATTATTTAATAAAAACTATTTTAATTATATACAAGATATTTTTAATGGTAAAAGAAGATTAATAAAAGTAGAAGCTAATCTTCCTTTAAATATTATTAAGAATTTAAAAATGAATGATAAGGTTACTATTAATAATCAAGATTATAGAGTTAATACTTTACAAACAAATCTTATAACAGGTAAAAGTAATTTAGAAATATTAAATGAATTAGAAGCAGATAGTTTTACATTAAGTTTATATTATAGTTTAACAGGAGAGCCTTGTCCTAATAACGCAAGTAGAACATTAGTTACTGTTTATTCAGATACTGCTACAATAACTTTTGGTTCACAAAATGGAACTCAAACGATAGGTAAATTATATGCTGATAAAGAATTAACAATATTTGCTGATACTGGTAGATATGGTTATGGTGGTACTGGTTCTAAATATGATTATTGGAATAAAATAAATTATACCCCTACTGCACCATCTTTATTATTAGAAGGTTGGTGGCAGTCTGAATTTGAAAATGCAACTGGAGAATGGCCTAAACAATGTAGTGGTTCTTAAAATATTATTATGATAAAAGAAATTATAAGTTTATTAAAATATGTTAATAATGAAACAGAAAACATAAAAATTGCAAAAGGTAAAAACAAACTTGCGACTACTTGGAAAGAGGCTTACAAACAAATTAAAGAAGAAATATAATGAAAATAACAGCTATACAAATAAGTGCAGAAACTAAAGAAGCTCAAAAGCAGTTAGAACAAATAAATCTTACACTTGAGCAACAAGAAGATTATGTAAAAGATATTCAAAGAGCAATAGAGGACTTAGAAGATAAAAGAGATGCTACAAGTAAAAAAGATGGTAATAGATTAAAGCAATATAACGAACAAATTAAAGAAGCAAATAAAAATCTTACAAGACAAAAAAGAAGATTAAAAGAAAATACAGACCAACAAAAAAAACAAAACAAAGTAGTTAAAGATAGTATAAAAGACCAAAGAGATTATGGAGGTGTTTTAGGCATTATTGATAAACAGACAGGTGGTTTAATAAGTGGGTTTCAAGGATTTACTACAAGTATTACAGGTGCTACTAAAGGATTAAAATTAATGAGAGTTGCTTTTATTGCAACAGGTATTGGTGCCTTTGTTGTTGCTATTACATCTTTAGTTGCAGCATTTACACAAAGTGAAGAAGGACAAGAAAAATTACAACGAGGTCTTAAAATGTTAGGTGCTGTTGTTAAAAATGTAATGGATTCTTTTGCAAGTTTAGGTGAAGGTATTATTGAAGCAGTTACAAATCCTAAAAAAGCATTAGAAGATTTAGGTAGTGGTATATTAAAGTTTTTAAAAAATCCAATTGACACAGTTGTAGGTGCTTTTAAAGATGCTAAANATTCTGCAGTTGAGTTTATTGAAGAAACTAAAAAAGAAGTANAAGCAATAGATGAAGTTACAAAAGCAAGACAAAAAGCACATCATATTGAAAGGGATTTACAAGTTGAAAGAGCAAATGCAAATAGAGAAATAAACGACATTAGATTACAAGCAGAGGATAGAGTAAATCAAACAGCATCACAAAGAATTGTTTTATTAAGAAAAGCACAAAAAATAGAAGAAGATATTACAGCAAAAGAAATTAAAGCTAAACAACTTTTAGTAGATGCTCAGATTAAAGAAATGGAGCAAGGTAAAAATACTATTGCTGATAAAGATAAACTTGCAAAAATGCAAGCCGAATTAATAAACTTAGATACTAAAAAACTTAGAAGTCAAAGATTATTACAAACACAAATTACAACTGCTTTAAATGAAGAAAAAGCAATAAAAGAAAAAAAAGAAGCAGATGCTCAAAAAGTAATTGATGATAATAAAGCTAAAGCAGATAAAAAAATAGAAGATGATAAAGCAGCAGAACTAAAAAGACTTGAAGGGTTAAAATCAATTAAAGATGAATTTGAAGCAATGGTTGCAGAAGAGAATGCAATTAAAGAAGAAGAAAAGGCAATACTTGAAAAAGAAAAAGCATTACAAGAACTTGATGATTTAAATGCAACAGAGGAACAAAAAGCAGCAATTATAGCTTATTGGGATAATCAAATATTAATTGGTAAAAAGAAAGATACTGATACAGAAACAGCATTAAATAAAAAAGTTTCAGATGCTAAATTAGATATTGCAAAAAGGTCAATGGCATTAATAGGAGAGTTAGCAGGTAAAGGTTCAGCAATAGGTAAAGCGATGGCAATAGGTCAAGCAACAATATCTGGTATTGAAGGTGTACAAAATGCATTTAGTACAGCACAGGAAAGTCCTGTTACTGCTGTATTTCCTGCATATCCATATATTCAAGCAGGTTTAGCAGGAGCATTTAGTGCTTTACAAATACAAAAAATAGCCTCCACTAAAGCAGATGGAAAAGGTGCATCTGCAAGTCCAACAGTAAGTGGAGGTGGAGGAGGAGCAGCACCTGCTATGCCATCAGCACCACCTGCCTTTAATGTAATAGGTCAAGGAGGAACAAGTCAGTTAGCAAATGCAATAGGTGGACAAGAAAACCAACCAACAAGAGCATATGTAGTTTCAAATGATGTTACAACAGCACAAGGATTAGAAAGAAATATTGTAGAGGGAGCAACAATATAAATACAAATAAAAAAAATTAATACGTTATATTATTATGAGAATTATAGAATTGATTTTAGATGAAGAACAAGAAGATTCAGGTGTTGAAGCAATAAGTATCGTGGAATCTCCTGCTATTGAAGAAGATTTTGTTGCTCTTAAAAGTGAGGAAATAAAACTCGCTGAAATATCAAAAGACAAAAAATTATTAATGGGTGCTTTACTTGTGCCAAATAAACCAATTTACAGAAAAGCAGGAAAAGATGAATATTATATTTATTTTTCAAAAGATACAATATCTAAAGCTTCACAATTATATTTAAAAAATGGTAATCAAAATAATTCAACATTAGAACATCAACACGAATTAAATGGATTAACATTAGTAGAATCTTGGATAGTAGAAGATTTAGTAAAAGATAAAAGCAGGTTATATAATATGAATGTTCCAATAGGTACTTGGATGGGAACTGTAAAAGTAAATAATGATGAAGTTTGGAACGAGTATGTAAAAACAAATAAAGTTAAGGGTTTCAGTATTGAAGGATATTTTGCAGATAAAATGGAAAGTCCAAATGAATCAGTTGAAGAAAAAATGGAAATTGAAAATAGTAAAATACTTAAATCAATAAAACAAATACTTAATGAGAATAAATAGAAGAAGAAATATAGGACCAGGAAGTCCAAATTATATTCCTGCAAGAAGTTCACAAAACGGAGGGCAAAGAGCCTGTTTATGTCCTGAAGAAAATACTTATTCTCGTGAATGTTGTGATGGTTCTATATGGGCACAAGGCATAGGTTCTATAACAAGAATTACTTGAAAATACAAAATTAAATTTAAACCACGTTATATAAATAATTATGAAATCTACAGAAATGTTAAATCAAATTAAGACACTTTTAAACATAGAAGTGAAACTTGAAGAAATGAAATTAGAGAATGGTACTATTATTGAATCAGAATCTTTTGAAAAAGGTAAAGAAATTTTTATCAAAACAGATGATGAAAAGGTAGCTATGCCAGTTGGAGAGTATATTCTTGAGGATTCAAGACTATTGGTAGTTGAAGAAGAAGGAGTTATAGCAGATATGAGAGATGTATCTGATGAAGTTCCAGAAAAAGAAGAAGAAGGCAAAGAGATTACAGAAGATTTAGAAGATAAGGAAGATGGATACAAAGATGATGGAAAAGAAGCAGATGTAGAAGATTGGGCAGGTATGGAAAAACGTATTAAAAACCTTGAAGATGCTATTGCTGATTTAAAAGGAGACAAAGAAAATAAGATGGAAGATGAAGAAGTTGAAATGGAAGAAGATGAGGCTTCAAGACAACCTAAATCAAGAACAGTAAAAGAAGAATTTAATGAAGTAGAGGAAAAGGTAAAAGAAGAATTATCTAAACCATCTACTAACCCTATTAAACACAGTCCAGAAGGAAAAGAATCTGGTAAGGTAAAAGGTTTTTTACATTCACAAAAAAGAATGGGAACAGCATTAGACAGAGTTTTATCAAGATTAAATAAATAATAATTAATAAATAAATAATAAAAAAATGAGCGCATACAACTATTTATCAAATGACGTAAATCGCAACCAAGTTGCACAGTCATACTACACAGCAACTGGCGATATTTCTGAATCAGATTTAGGAAATGACCATAATGTTGCAGTAGATGCTTTAACTATTGGTATTCCTTTAATTACTTCAGGTAACTTAGGTAGCACAATATTCTTTAGAAACACAGGAGCAGATGCTGCTGTTAAATTAGTAATNTCTCCAAAANATNCNAATAAAATTATTGGAAGTATGACACAAGCTGCTGCAGTATTTAGTGCATCAGGTGCTTTAGGAAAAGATTTAGAAAATACTAAAGCAACAGCCTTAAAAGGTGACTGGGTAGCACTTAGAGCAGTATCATTAACAGAATGGTATATAATCGGAGGTCAAGGAATATGGGTATCAGAATCATAATAATTAATAAATAAATAAAATAATAATAAAATGAGTAATTTAAAAAAAGTAAATCTTGCGACTGCTGTAAGCATCACGACAACTTATGCAGGGGAATTTGCAGGTGAGTATATCGCTGCTGCACTTTTATCTGCAAGTACAATTAATGATGGTGGTTTAACTGTAAAAGCAAACATTGGTTATAAAGAGGTAATTAAAAAATTAAGTACTTCTGCTTTAGTTCAACCTGCTACTTGTGATTTTGACCCAACGTCAACAATTACTACAGTTGAAAGAATTATACAGCCAACTGAACTACAGGTAAATTTACAGCTTTGTAAAAAAGACTTTGTAAATGACTGGGAATCTCAGCAAATGGGCTTTGGATTAAGTCAATCACTTCCTCCAAAATTCTCTGACTTCTTAATTGCTCACGTTGCTGCTGAGGTTGCTCAATCAACTGAATTAAATATTTGGAAAGGAGATACTGCTGCTGCTTCTAATAATTCATTTGATGGGTTTGAAAAACTAATTGCTGCTGCTGCTGCTGCCGGAGATATTCCTGCAGGACAACAAGTTGCTGCTGTAGGTGGTGGTGTTAATGCTGTTAATGTAATTGCAGAATTACAAAAAGTTGTTAGTGCAATACCAAATACACTTTATGGAAAGGATGGACTAAGAATATATGTACCATCTTCAATAGCTAAATTTTATGTACAAGCACTTGGTGGATTCTCTGTTGCTGCAACATCAAATGCAGGTGTTGATAACAAAGGTACTCAATGGTGGAACAATGGTTCACTAACAGTTGATGGAGTTCAAATCTTTGTATGTCCGGGTATGTCTGACAATAAAATGTATGCTGCAGAAGTTTCAAACTTATACTTTGGAACAGGATTACTAAACAACAACCAAGAAATAAGAGTTCTTGATATGGTTGATTTAGATGGTTCAAACAATGTAAGAATGGTTATGAGGTTTACTTCTGGAGTACAATTCGGAGTAGCATCAGACATCGTTGAATACGCTTAATAATAACTAAAATCTGGGTAAGTGGGATAAAACTTACTTACCCTTATTTATAAAAAAATAAAATAACTATGGCTTGTACAGTAACAACAGGAAGAAAATTACCTTGTAAGTCGGCATTTGGTGGAATAAAAACCATATATTTTGCTGATTTTGGTGGATTAACAGCAGTAACATTAACAGATGGTGTTGTAACAGCACTTACAGGTACTGTTGCAGGTTGGACTAAATGGGATGTAAAAGGTAACTCAAATTTAGAAACAACAGTAACTT